CCATCGGTTCGCTCGATGGCGTTCGGCTGCCCTGCACTTTTGACACTATCAACTTCCAAGGGTACGAGGCGCGCAGTGTCTGTGTTCGCTCGGACATACGGCACGGCGATTGTGGCCAGCCGTGGTTTTCGCCAAGTGGGAAATTGATTGGCATTCATGGTTGGGGTCGCCCAACCGAGGGCGTCGTGGGAGCGCATCGCCTAACCGTGCGAGGTGTCCAGCAAGCGTTCCGTGCGCTTAGGGGCGCAAACCCCACGGAAACCTTGGGGTTGGCGAATTTCCTTGCGAGTCGCCCCAACATTGGCCCTCCGCACAACTCGCACCCTGCGCGTTGGGATGCCAATTGCATCCCTTTGGGTTCTGAGAGAATTGGCGCGAAGATGAAGACTAGTTTGGTGCAAGACGAGGTTCTGGGTAGTTTTATTGACTTGGCTGGTAAGAAATATCTCCCGGCCACGGACACGGGTCGGATCGACGATAGACCCATTACTGTTGGCGAGCATTTTGTGCGGAGTACCCGTAGGCCCCCTAGTGGGGCTCGTGGTGACGTGATTGACCTAGTCGTGGCGACCATGCAACGGGATGTGTCGGGAGCAATTCGTCGCGCGACCCCCCTCGATCGCGACGAGATGTTGTTTGGCCGCGGCGGTTTCATAAAAGCCTTGGAGAGGGGCACTTCTGCCGGGGCTGCGTTGTTTGAGAAGTTTGGCTTCCGTACGAAGCGTGACTTCATTTCCGAAGACCGAAGTGTTGACCCGCGTTTTTGGCAGCACTACGAAGAGATTGAGCGCTTCGTCTCGAATGGTGAGTACACCCTCACCGTTCGGGGCACCCCGAAAGATGAGTTGCGAGCGATTGAAAAAGTTGAGGCCGGCGCAGCGAGGATCATTTTCGTGGCTGATGCTGCTTACAACTGTTTGATGCGCAAATATTTGTTGCCGCTTCTTGAAGTGTTGGTGGAGGATCGCGGTTCTTTGGGCATTGCGATCGGTGCCAATGTTTTCGGAGACGATTGGGGAAGAATGGCTTGCCGATTGGGGTATCCTGAGCGTGAGTGGTCTTCTGAGACTGACGGCAAGAGCTACGACACTAGCTACGAAGGCCGCGCCAGGCGCGGCTTGAATGATTTTATTCGTTGGCTGGCACGTGCTTGTGGTTATGACGAGGAGTCTTGCCATATGGTAGATGAGTTGTTGGCGTCCATGGGTTTTTCTTTTGTTTTTCTGAAAGGCAATTGGTTCTTGTTGCATGCACTTTTTCCTTCTGGCGTTCCTGTGACTGCTTTTTTTAACACCTTGAGGACCATAATGGTCCAGAGGTATTGTTATTATCGACACCTGCAAGAGTTGGATCTGCTTGTTTCTGAGGGGGATCTGGTATTGAGCGAGCAAAAGTTTTGCCTCACCACTTTTGGCGACGTCGAAGTTTCTGCTTTTGCTAGGGAAGTTTCTGGTGTATATTTCGGTGACGATTTGTTGTCGACGACCACCCGTGGTTCTTTTGATCAGTTAGTGATGGTTAGGTTGGCCGAGGAAGTCGGCGTTACTTTTCAGTCGGCCCATAAGGGCATGGAAATGGAATCTTTCACGCCCTCTTCTCAGTCGACGTTCCTCAAACGCACCTTTAGGTGGTGCGCTGAGCGTGGTTGGGTAGCCCCGTTAGAGTTGGATTCGTTGTGGAAAATGTTGTCGTACCGGGACAAAAGGAGCCCGGTTGAGCCCGATGAGTGGCGGAGGGTGGTAGTTGCCACCGCTTTATTCGAGTTGTCTTTGCACCCTGTCGAGGTGTATAGGGCCTATTCCCCTTATTTTGAGAAGTGCGGTTTTCGCGTGCCCACTTATAGGGAGCAAGTGACTGAATATTTGCTCGGGACTAGAGTCCCCAGTTGGGATGTCCTGTGATTTCGCGTGGTCCTCGGATGACCTAAAACTCAGCGTTGAAAACCTTCCGGGTAGCCTTCGCAGTGGCTCTTACTGCGAGTTCGTTTTGGCATACGTAATGTCTTGACCGTTTAGTCGGAAGCTTAGCCCAAGCTCAAAAATTGGCCCAGCCTAATGGTGGCACCAGTTCAATCTGGTATTGGGTATGCCTTTGTCCGGCGTATCCTCTAATTCTCGACAGCACAACAAGAACACAAAACTTCTCCTGAGTTGCAGACCTCTCCAAATACTGCAAATTTGGTCACGTTCGAAAACGTGGCATCCGCCGTTGGTGAGACGGCTGTCAGTTCTACCGTCCCACGTGTGCCTGATTCTTTTTTACATTCTCGAGGCATGGAGCCTACTCTCACCGACTTTTTCAAAAGGCCTACTGTTTTGCCTACAATCCCCTGGGTTGCTGCCACTGCGCTCACCACCAACAACTTCATTACCCAGTGGCTTGCAAACACTGCAGTCAAGCGCAAGCTTTCCGACTACGCCCTAGGGCGTTTCGACATACACTTGCGTTTTGTTTGTCAAGGGAATCCCCTATACAGGGGCTTGTTCAGAATCGTCGCCATCCCTTCAGGCGGTGGTGCAGAATTGAACGTCAACAACGGCAAAACTGTGCCCACTTACAATTGGTTTCCCAATGGGTACATCAACACTTACGCCACTTCTACTTTGCCGCACGTGGACATCAACCCCGCTGTTTCCACGGCTGTTGAAATGATCCTTCCCTTTTGCCATAGGCTCGGCTGGTACAGTCTAGCTTCGACGGCTTCTGTGGCAGCTGATTGGAAGTTTTATGCCTTTCCGCTTACCACTATCACTTCTTCAACAGCTGTGGCCCCTTCTGCTCCGATTTCTGTTTGGATGTGGTTGGACAACATGCAGTTCTCCGTCCCAGCCACCGTCGCGCTTGCGAATCCTTGGCCCGTCGACCCTCAGCTCTCGCGGGTTGACGACGTCGTGTTGTTGTCCAATCCGTGGGACGAATCGAAGCCTTCTTCGGTTCTCAGCTCGATGGCTACGCAAGCTTTTGATTCAGTACCGACCAGTAAGATGCCCCTCTTGGCCACTGCTGCCGGTGCGGTCATGTCTCTCGGCTCCGCCGTTGCTGGCTTTTTCGGCTTTTCGAAACCTCCTGTCATCCAATCTGGAACGCCGATGGTTGCGAGGGCGTACGGGAACGTTGCCTCGTTCAATGGAG